TTAGCCATTGTCTTCGTCACCTCCCTCTTCGGGCAGCTCCGGCTCCGTCCCGACCTGTCCGGCCAGCACCAGCTCGTACAGCTCAGTAAGTGCGAGTTGCGTATCTGCCGATTCCTGACGGCTCACCTGCAACTCTTCGTAGGTTTCCGTCAGAGCGAGTTGCGCATCCTGCAGCTGCGCCTCGGTCGTATTGAGCCGTGCCAATGTGTCCGCAAGCTGCTTCGCGGTGTTTGCGGCTCCGGTCTCCACTACCTCAAGCCGTCCCTCTAACGGGTTAGGCTGCTCCCCTGGGTAGGTAAACTCAAGAGTGCCGCTGTCCGTATTAACCCGGTAGCTGTCACATTGGGCAAACTCGCGGGAGTACTGGCCGTATTGGAGTTTGAGCACGCCGACTGTCTCCCGGACCCGCTGGGCAAGCTCCTTAATACTGGCGAAATCCTGGTCTTCTGTGGTCTCCACATAGCCCCGGCCGTCATACTCTCCTGTGTTGTGGATCACATTTCCTGTTGCCTTGTCGTAATAGATTTTCATACCGATTTGCATATTATCGTCTCCTTGATTACGTATTTAACCCCACTCTTTCTGAATAAAAACGCCTCATTTAGCGTCATTTGGCGCTACTAATGTATAAAAAAAGCAATATCTCAATCCCCCCTAGGCATAAAGTATATTACCCGCGAATGTACATCCATTGTAAGGACTGGTAGTACCTGATGCAGCTGACTGCCAACGAATTGTCAAGGTTCCCCCAGCATTAAAATTGCCCGGCAAACTAACCGAATCAGGATTACCCGCGAAATTGGAGCCGCTTAGCCTAACTGTTCTAGTCGCCGCATTAAAATATATAGAGTTTATATTTGTGCTGTAATTGTAATTGGTTACGGTAATCAGGGTTAAGACGACACCACCAGCATCCACAAGCTGCAGATTTACTACTGGACTACCTGCCGTGGCATACGTAAATATGGATGAATGTCCATTGGTAGTTGGTCGGTCTCCGAATATGAAATACTTGCATGAAGGGACTGTGACAATATTGTATGTGCCCTCCACCCACGCACCTGGATAGCCATAATAATCTACGCCGATGATTCCGGAAGTATCAGGCACCAGGTTACCCTGCACCCCATAAATCCACGCACCATTACGTATATTACCAGCTACGATATTCCCATCTGCTCGGGCTTGTGCCGCCGATAATTGTATTTCTGGATATCCAGATCCACCGGCAGTTTGATAGGCTCCTTGTGGTATACGTACGTACATGTAATTGCCATCCCAGGCGGTTGATGCAGGTGCCGTGTACGCACTCTGACGAGGCATAGAGCCTTGTAGTCCAAAGATGTTTTTGTCATTAGGGAAGTTGTTTGCTACAAAATCGGCATCCTGTACTGTAGCAGAAGCGTAGCCTGCTCCAAAACCGCTGTTTGTTACATAAGCCCCCGTAGGGAATCCAATTGAAAAATTCCCTGCACCATCAGTCCACATGGTAGTGGATAACTGGTCGTTAGCTCTATTAGCCATTGTACCTGGAATTAGACCTGCATCAGTACCAATGCTGTACCCCGCAAGTACCTGTAGGGCAGTTGCTGTTCCATACTCACCCCCTTCACCCTGTAAGGTAAAATTTGTGCCATCGTACACCACCGTATAGACACCACCAAGAGCTAAAGGCGGGTTATTACCGTTTGGCTTTTTGATGGACTTGGCTCCCAGGCCGTTCAGGTTAAGTGTAACCGGTCCGGTTGTGGCTGCGTGAGCTTTGATGGACACCCGCAGTCCGGCGGACAGGGCTGGCGCGGTGCCTGTGGTTACAGCGAAAGCCAAAAAACCTTGTACCACTTCGGCCAAAGTTTTTCCCGCGTGAAGGTCGGCGTCAAGGCCGCTGCCCGCGCCGTCATTCTCTTCCGTCCACATTTTAAACCAAACGCTCCAGCCCCCAGATCCGCCCACATTGGACGGATTTCCCCGGCGATACACAGGGCCGAACCCCGTATACGGATAGACAACTTGTATAATCGTATCGGTTCCCGGAGCGTGCATAACCAACATCTGACCATAATAATAGTTTGGCCCGGGATGATTGGTCATGGTAGAGCCTGCTAATCTCCAGATTCCCGCTGTTATAACTGTGTTGAGATCAGCGTTTCCTTCAACAGTTTTTGTTTGGACGTAATTTACACCTTGAAGACCGTCCAGAAGATCAGCTTCCAGACCGCTACCAGCGCCCTGCGCATTTTCTCCCCATATTTTAAACCACGAAGTCCATGTGCCGTTGACTCCCATTCTTACCCACATTCGAGTGTCTGTAGCTGACATAGCTCTTTGAATCGTTCTGTTGGTGGAATCGACAAGCCGGAACACTTCTATTGGACCCTCTGTATACCCTGGGGGCTTGTTGGTTGATCCGCTATTACAGTAGTACATACGGGTAACGTCTATTAAATCATTTAAATCCCCTGTGTATCGGGATAAAGTCCCGTTGTCTAAGGTTAGTTTATGCTTTTGGATGTTGTCAGGAAGGACGGAACCGTTACTGATATCCACCTTCAAATTATCGACCTTGGCCTCAATATAATCATCCGCAAAGTCCTGCCGGTCGTCCGCCTGCCGCAGCTCCGCAACCGATTGGACCAGATCGGAGGTCACGCCGCCCAGGCCCGTGCGCCATGTGGACGCTGTGTCGGTGACATTGGCGGTAAGGGCATATTTGTCTAGGGCGCTGTAGGTGACGTAATAATCAGCCGATGCGTCATAATTAGCTGGCAATGTCCGTGCATTGAGGCCGCCGTAGGTATCGGGGGTAAATGTCCAGTTCCTTGTATCGTTTTCCGCGCCTTTGAATACCGCGAGGATTACGCGGGCCGGGTGCCTCAGTTTTGCATTGCCCCAGTAATTCGTGCTGCTCTGCGAGATGATATAATAGCTTCCGCTGTCCAGCTTCGGAACGACCTTCTCCCGCTGAATCACACCTGTTTCCACGCTGATTTGATTCCCGCCCGGGTGCAGCGTAATGCTGCCCTCAGCATTCGGTATGATAACCGGAGTGACTGCGGAAGCCAGCGCGTAATCCAGTGTAGCCCAGGCCGTCCATCCAGGCGCTTTGTTGGCGGCTACCCATGCTTCAGTGTTGGTTGCCGGAGCGCTGCCGTCTATGATAGACACCCAAGACGTATAGGCGGTGCCATTGTTGGCCGTGGACTTCCATCCATTCATTAAGGCTTTGACGACATTGGCATTCGGATTCACTGCGTCTACCCAACCTGAATCGATGTTACTTATGGATATATAAATGCTCCCGGTGAATAACCTAAATCTATCTGCTTGCGTCCACGCTGTAACTGACCCGTCACTGTTACGCATTAACAAGTTGTCATAGCGCAAAAGTATAGCTTTGTCGTCTCCGTCTCCTCCACCAGCCGGAATTGACATATTGGCGGTAATATTCTTAAATCCAGAACCCGTTCCGTAAAAGCCCCACGCTTGAGTTCCGTTAAGATCGACATTCTTTTTCACCCGCTCAACATACATCCACTCTGTTCCAGCACTATATACACTATCCCGTACATCCCCGACCTGGCCAAGTGTGACCGGGATGATAACGGACTGCGGCTCTGCTGGTGTAAAAGTTGTAGCCGTGCTTCCAAGTTCAAGCTGCCAGTTTTTATAAGTAATTGTCCCGGCTGCTGTGTTTCGGGTACGCACAAGTACATAACTGGTATTGCTATCTGTAGTCCAGGTGAATGTTGATGTGATTGTGGTCGAAGCGGTCTTAATAGGACTACCGTCTACGGAGTACTCAGAAATTTGAATTCTTCCCTGCCCCGCAGTTGCCGTAATATTTATAGAAAATGTATAGGTAGTGTTCCCTTTAACAATTAGGTTGTCTATGATATTAGAGGCTTGATCAGCTGCTGTAGCTGCCAATACTATATCGTACGGGCCATTTATACTAAGATTAGCGTGAATACCGCTTACTGAAGACCCCGGAATTAAGTTCCGCCCCTGCTTTGTAATGGCTACACCCTGTACATGCTGCTTACCTGAAACATGAGGGAAGTAGGCATCTATAGCCTCTCCCGTAAGGGTCGTGCCAATGGCTGCATATTCTGCGGATGTGACCTCATATAGGCGAACATCGTCCATGTTAAACACAAAATCATTAGCACTAGTATGTCCTAGGTAAAACCGGAATCCCGAACCAACCAATGTGTTATTGTTCGGAATTTTGATGTAAACTAATTGCCAGCTTCCAATGGTTGCTGTTGCTGCGGTAGAGCTATATCTATTTGTCGCAGTGCCAATATCCCTCAGGTGCATTACTGAACCTCCGCCTGACGCGTAGGACTCAATGTAAACCCATGCCAGAGCAACATAGTACTTTGTGATGTCTAAAGGTACCGTGATGTCTTTGACCATAACACTAGCACTGGCAGATGTAGCTGCAAATTTATAGGAAGCACCGCCAGATCGCTTTCTGGTTGTGTCTAACACAGGAGAAATACCAGATAAGCTCCATCCAGCCAAGCTTTCCCCATCCCCAGAGTTACCAATTAGATTCATCAGCGTGCGACCACTAACCGTCAGGTCCAACTCACTACCGTTCTGATCCGCTGTAACCACTGATAAGCCCGGTCCCAGGGTTTGTGTCAGGTCTACACGGCCTAATTGGCTGGCATCTGCCTTGGCATTCCATGCTGTACGCTCGGCAGCGCTGATATGCACCGTGGTATTGCCAGCATGGGCGGTTAGGTTGGTTTGGACTGCATTGGCCTTAGTACTGGCGTCCGTAGCTGCAGCAGCCTGAGCAGCATCCGCCTTGGTCTGTGCTCCCCCAGGTGTTTCCTTTGCGTTCCAGGTTGTACGTTCCGCAGCGGTGACATGGACTGTGTTATTGCCGGTATGCGCGGTCAGGTTGGTCTGCACCGTATCAGCCTTGGCCTGCGCCCCTCCGGTTGTCTCTTTTGCATTCCATGCAGTGCGCTCTGCCGCCGTAAGGTGCCGGGTAGTATCATCTGCATGCGCCTTAGCCGCTTCCAGTGTTGTGGCCGGAGCGGTCCGCCAGGACGATTTACCTGTGATGGATTTGATCATGTTGGCCAGCCAGCCCAGCAGGGTTGTAATCGTGCCAGTATCTCCTGTCGGGGCTGTTGGTATCAGATATTGTCCGATTGCCTATAACTGCGTCTGATGCCGAGCCAGCGCCACCAGCTCCCGCCGTGAGACCAGCTAGTTTCGTCTTTTCTGAAGATGTAAAGTCTTCTGTTGAGAGCTGCTTGCCGGGAATCTTGTCGACTTTTCCAGAAAGTTGAGTAGTCATGGTAGCCGCGAAATTCGGATCGTTATTTAATGCATCGCCGATTTCCTTTAGCGTATCCAGGGCGGCCGGAGCTGCACCAACCACGTTCTGAATGCGCTGATCTGTCTCCATCTTACTGTAGGTGGTGCTCTTATCTGCCTTTGTTAGCAGTTGAGTATCGGTGTAGGATTTGGCTGATGCAAGCGAAGCGTCTGCCTTTTGTTGCGCTGCAGCCGGTGTCTCCTTGGCATTCCAAGCCGTCCTCTCCGCTGCGGTTAGATGCTTCACGCCATCACTCGCATGCGTTTCAATATCTTCAGACAACTCCACCATATGAGCATGAGCACCTTCGACTCCATCTTCAATATGGTTCAAACGGGCTGATGTGATCCGAGTTCCTTCCTGGACTAACTCATACAGCGGACGTCCGGTCTGCGGGTCCGTCTTCTGCTTCCCAGAAGCATCCTTGATTGGTTTTGTCAGGTCTGGGATCTCGTCTTTCCAGGTCTGTTTGTTATATGCCACCAGAACTCAGCTCCAATCTCAATATAAATTCAAAGGCAATCAAAAAACCCTTATCGTTTTTGGTAACGGTAAGGGGCTGATCTGCCAGTATGTTGCCATCCACATCTAACAAGGCAGCTCCTAAAAGCTGTTTTCCAATGGCCTGCGTCTCTGTTATATAAATATACTTGCGTACAGCCAGCCCTGAAACAATCGTATTGTAAATAGGGTAGGCCGTCTGCACACCTCCTATATTCACTCGTGCGCTGGCGATGTGGCCATTCAAATCCGTAACCAACTTTTCCAGAAATAACTGCTTTACTACATCTGCCAAAAACATCAGCCTCCTATCGGCACTTCAAACCCACAGATGGGGAAATCCACTCCGTGAGAGTATCCAGTACCTTTAATATTGATCGTTTGTGAAGGAACGGAGGAACTGACCACTGCCCGGCGGATGTGAACCGGACGAATATATTCAAAGTCTGCCTGCAGACCAACCATATTAACTGGCTGGGAAAGTGAGAACTCAAAATGAATCTCTTTGGCCAAAAAATCCTCTGAGATGTTCAGCAGCTTACCGTGCTGATTACCAATATCCCGCAATACAGGCAGCCGATACGGTCGATCACCCCATCGCTTCCGTCGGATCGCCTCACGGCGCTCATCATTACTCCCCGTTTGGGTCTTCCGGAAGTATATCCATTCCCAGATCCACAAAGCCCAGGTCGACCTGCGAAGTAAAAACTGGTTGCTCAAGTCGTCTATTGTCTGTTCACGTTCTGCCATCTCTTTTTCCATTACAGATAAATGTCGGTCCGCCATATCAATTTCGTACCAATACGGTGGAAGCATTTCACGATATCTCGATGGAATCATGACAAAATCACTTCCACACGTAGTACAGATGATGGTGGCAGCTCAACATCCTCTGTATCACCGTTAAGCATCAGATTGTCGTAATCCTCCACGCCAGGGATGAGCAAAAGCGCTGCTACATAGTTGTAAACGAGCTTCGCACGGCCACTTGCGTAATCCAATACACGCTGCTGAATGGTTGTGGCCAGCGCGGCCAAATCAGCCCCAACAGATAGGAGCAATTGTGCTTCCAGGCGAACAGTAAAGACCGGTGCCGGATGTACCGCCAAATCATGGCCGGCAATCCGCCGCTCCTCCCACATCCATGCTTTGACTGTTTCTGCGAAGGCTTCGGTTATCGGCTGCCCCACCAGGTCTGTAAGATAGAGATCAATGGAATTCTCATGCCGTTCCTTCTCCCGGGCGATGGCACCACCAACCCCGGCCATTTCTAACGCCCAGGTTTCATAATCCTTCCGCCGTCCACTTCCGATTTCTGTCGCCGCCCGCTCAAGCATGCGTATCCGGAAGGTATCGTCACTCTCCCCTTCCTTCCGGGTCAAACCCGCAGCCCAGCCGTGACCGTCCAGATATTCGGAATCTGCCCAGATCGGAAATCCCTGCAAAAAACCATAGGTCCATAGCACCTGCTGCTCTGCAATTTCGATGGCCAGCGGATACCAAAGGTCGTAAAAATACTCGCCTTCATCCGTAGGCGGCGGGGGCAGACCACGCTCAATTGCCAAGGCTATCGCCCGATTGACCCACCGGCGGTAAATATCCTCTGGAGTCTCCTCCAAGATAGGCATGCTTGGGAGTGCCGGCAGGTCTGTTAATTTAATAGTCATATGCCAATGACCTCCTCCAGTTCAGCATTACCGGCCACACCTATTAAAAAAATGCTCAGGTGCATCTCCTGGCCAGTCCGTTCCATTGACCTCACTTCAGCCCGCTGGATCTCCGCGTGAGCCATCAAGGCCTCCTCGATATCACGCTTGATCTCTACGTCCTCCCAACCGGACCATTCGGACCGTTCGACACCTACCTCGGAACCGTAAAGGACATAACGGAAACGCTCTGTATTCAGGATTTTCAAAGCTGTCTGCACCAAGTACTCTGGATACGTGCGGGTCTTTGTAGGATGACCAGCATCATCAAACACGGCGCGCCGATTTCGATAATCGATGACGTATGTCCACTTAGTCGCAGAGACGACGGATTCCGTCAGCTCAATGCCATCGAGGTCTGTCAAATCCAGAACAGGAAACAATCCATCATCCGCCACTGCCACCCACATCCTTTCCAAGTACGTAATAGCGCTGACCGGTTAACCGGGAGACAATGAGCCGGTCACCCACCTGCAGGGGGCTGGGAAGAACGAGGACACCTGTGAGCGCAGAAGTAGAAGGCTGCTTAACCTCAAATACAGCATCAATGCGACGCTCCAGCAGATACTCTGCAAAGACTAGCTTCTCTGCAGGATAAGGCTCCTGATCGCCATCAACTTGTATGGATGGACTCCCCGGCCAACTCAGCAACGTTGCACGCTCCGTGTCCCTGGCATCGATGTGACCGGCTGTCTTCTCCCTCAGCAGCTTCAGTGCATCATTGAGCACGATTATTCCCTCCTCTCCAGTTCAAGCTTCACAGTATACAATCCATTCTTAAAACTGCTTTCAGCGGACTCCACAATCCATTTCGAGGTATGATCCGTCTTAATCAGTACCATCCAACCAGCGCGCAGACCTGCGAGAGTGTGGTCTTCATGCTTGACAGTAATTTTCTTGATCTGCTTCGCCTGCGACAGAGCCTTCAGGCGCTGCGTGGCGATCGTGGCCGGGTCCTCATCTTCCTCAACCTCAATGATTTCCTCCATACGGCCCATCGCCTGTACTGCGCCTGCTGCTGTCTTGGTGACAGAGGAAGCCAGCTTATCATCCTTGTACTTTTGAGCTGTGACGACAGTATAAGTCTCATCCATGCTATAGCCTGCGGTAGTGGCCTCCATTTGTTCAGGGATGAAAACAGGAACGCGAGAATTAGTACCCTCTCTTACGACCTGCAGGTAGAAGCTCGTATCAGTCCGGACGACATCGATGTGATATCGGTAGCCGCTGCGCTCATATGCTTTTTGCAACACATCCAGGATGAGTTCTGAGTGTGAAATCGTTCCATAGCGTTCGTCCAGATTGAAACCGAACGTCGGACACCGGAAGTCGATACCTGTGGTCTTAATGTATCGCTGCAACTCCGCTCCGGCTTCCCCTTTAAGATAAGGGCGCACGCCCTTGTTCTTAGACAAATACCAGCCGATCTCCCGAGCATCAATTTCCCACTCTTGGGAAAATTCATTTTGCTCGTATTTGATAATCGGTCCGTAGAAGAACTGGTTTTTGTGATGAAGCACTCCAACCCCTGATAATTGCTGTGAAAAACACATCAGCAGACCAGCAACCTTAACGTCAGCAGCATCACGCACCCGAACGGTCATGCTCCGGGCTATCTCATCCCTCGCTGATGACCAAGCCAATTCGACAATTGCATCCGTCAGTAAAACACGGTTGCTTTCCTTCCCATATACAACCGCAAAGTTATCCATTTACACTCCTCACTTTTTAGTAGAGGTTTTATCCAGAATTTTTTCCTTTTGAGTCAAGTAATCGAAATTGCCTTTGGCATTATCAGCTGCAGCCTTTGCCTCGGCCTTCTTCTGCTTGTCACTTTTCGCAGTTTCATTCTTTTTGTCTGTCTTACCGGTAGTGTTCGGACGGCTTTTGGATGATTTGGTGATAATCACGCCCGGCTTCAATAGCTGCTGGGTGTTGGAGTAGGAAACGATTTTCACGGGATCGAACTCCACAAAATTGAATGTAATATGCAAATTAGCCTGGCCATCTTTGTACGTGGCTTCGAAACTCTCAAACCACATGGTCTGTGAGAACAGCGATTCGAAGTTGATCACAACCGGTTTGGCCTTCCACTCCTCCATCAGCTTCCACGCCTGTTCCGGAGATTGGTAGGCCACCGTCTCTTTGCCGGTTTCCCAAATTTCCTCCCAGGCCCGCGGGAAGATGACAGAAAAAGAGACTCGCTTCAGCTTCGAAGTGAGTCTCTTACTGGTCTTCTCCTCCCCGGTGATTACTGTGAAGGAATCAATTTCATTGCTGCTGGTAATCTGGATCTCCGCCGGCGTAATCGGAAAAGTGAACCGGTTCTTGTCTCGAATCATGGTCAGCATGCTTATCCCCCGCTTTCCAGAGCCTTGTACAGCTCCTCGCCAAATATCTTCCGGAACAGCGCCCTACCCTGCGGACTGGTCAGCATTTTCGCAAATTCAGTAAAGTTCGTTATTCCCTTGGCCAGTTCGCCAAAGTCGATGTTGATATTCTCGATTACGATGTCGCGGATCGCTGCAGGTGCCTGCGCCAGTGTCTTCGCCACCGGGATGCTCGATCTCATACCCACCGCTCCACCATCGGCATAGGGCCGCACACCAAGCAAACTACCGGCTTGCTCCCATAACGCTCTCCCCCGCTGGCTCCGCTGCCGAGACAACGGTATGATCATCTCTGGACCGGCTTCACCGACAAGTCCCATGTGAGGTGAACTGATCAGACCACCATCGGCATACTTCTTCTTACGCTTCTTCCGTCGACCAAAGAATCCGGAAATACCGTCATAAATTTTCGTAGCCAGCTTTTCGCCGCCGATCGTCCCTAACAAGCCTCCAATCGCCCCGCCAACGGCGGTACCAACACCAGGCATAAGGAAGGTTCCAAGCAGCGCGCCCGTTGCTGCTCCGCCTGCCATACCTCCCCCGATTCCTCCAGCTACTTTAGCGGCCTGCCGTCCACGTTTACCCTTGCCTGCAAAAATGATATCCCAACCGTCCATCGCATAACCAACCGGCCGGACTACTTTTCCGAGAAGCTTTGTTCCTTTAGCGAAGGTCTTCATCTTGGCAGCCTGTCTGCGAAGCTGATGTCCAGTAGCCCGAATCTTATAGGCATCGGTAAGACTGCTGGCTTTACTCATAGCCTTGGTATAACGCTTCAGTCCATACTTCTTCACCATTTCCAATGATCCATGGATGCCTTCAGCATAGCCAGCTCCGTAACCAATACGGTCATTGTTGTCATCGATGTATGCCTTAGCCTGATATGCATGAGTCCGCAGGGGCTGTGCGCCAACAATACCTCCGTTTGCATAAGCACGGACGCCCAGCATTGCACCTGCTCTCTCCCAAAGCTTCACCCCACGCTGCCGGCGCCCTGCCGACAGAGGAATAATAGCTTCCGGCCCAGCCTCACCGACCAGCCCGATATGGGGCCGAGTGATAATATCTCCGTTTGCGTAAGCAGCACCCCCGCTGGACCTTGTTGATGCAGGAGCAGCAAAAGATATTGTTGCTCCTGCTCCAGTCAGAGTCGACAAGATACCCATAGCTCCGATCGCAGTCGTCCTGAGCTCTGGAAATTTGCTCTGCATCCCCTGAGAGATGCCTGTAATAATTCCGCTGCCCCAGCTTTGACTTTGGCTTGTAACCGTTTGGATCGATTGCAGCTGCTGTTTGGTCTCATCTGCAGCAATTCTTGCAGACGTCCCGACACCGAGTAAGCTAAGCCCTGCAGCACCGGCTCCCGTGACAATACCATCAGTACTTGTCTTGGTAGTGCTTCCCAAAAGCTTCGCTTGAACGGATGTCCCCTTCGCAGCAGTTCCCACTGCAACAATACTACTCTGTGCAGTTGTGGATTCAGTGCTTTTCCAAATTCCGGCAAGCTCTGTCTTCACTTTGCCTACATCTTGCAGGACGCCACTCTTCTCAATAACGCCGTTGAATGCGGGCAGCAACCCATTTTTCGCAACATCTGAACTGAACCGACTAAAGGAAGCTTTCAACTTTTCCTCTTGCTGCGGCGTCATGTTACCGAAGGTCACTTTCGCTTCTGGCGGGACTTTGACAGCAGCTGCAGCAGGCTCGTCCTTCTTCTTGTCCTTCCCTGTTATCCAGTCCCCAATAGAGTAAATACCGTCGACTGCCTTCTTTGTCCACCCCGCATTGTCAGCCATGGAACCAAGCTTCTCACCAACCCAGCCGCCGGCAGCGGCACCTGCTACAGTACCAATTGGGCCTGCTAATGATCCGACTAAGCCTCCAAGGGAGCCTCCAACAAAACTTCCTGCCATTGACCCGCCAGTATTTGATAATCCGGATTTTAACCCTTCATCTTTGGAAGCCTGGTATAAGTCATAACCGGTTAGACCGACAGTTGCCACAGTACCTGCGATTCCAGCAACCTTAAGAGCTTTTTTTCCACCTTTAAATACGCCCTTCAGGAGCCCCCCTCTTGCAGGAATATCTGATACATCCGAGATAATCTCCGGGATGGCAGATGTTCCCCGGAGTCGAGCCGTATTTCGGTATGTGACCCGCCCACGCCTCGCAGCTACATCTGAAACTGAATCCACATCTGGGATATTAGTGGTTCGTGTACCACGGCGGGCTCTGATCGAGCCTCCTGTGCTACTGCCACCCGTCGTTGTTCGGGTGGTTGAACCAGATGTGCCGGTGCGCCCACGCCGGGTTAACCTACCACCTGTTCGACTTCCCTGCCCGCCAAGAGTGCCTCCCAAACCGCCAGCTTCATTAAGATAAACTACACTGGCATTTACAGTCATGGATGATAAAGAGCTCAGGCCACTACCTAGACTCCCAGCCAATCCACCAGTATTACCTCGACGGAGTGTGAATCGACGTCTAGAAGGAGTTCCCACTTCGTCGATTGGAGTTGTTGTTTGCCCTCTTCTCTGACCCATCCATTCTGTTGCTGTTTTGACACTTGTATAGCCCTTCTGAAGTAGCCTGCCTCCTTTTACTGCTACAAGACCACCAGCAACAACTCCTATAGCACCATTTATTAATTTAAAATGCTCACTATAAAAGCTGGTAATCTGGCTGACAAATCCAACTACTTTTGTACCTAAATCCTGTATTTCATCTTTATTCTCAGTAATAAGAGAATTAAATTCCTTAAGCACCGGAAGAACTGCTGTAGAAAGGTTTGCCCCCAAATCCTGCATCTGTTGATCAATCTCTGCACGAGTTTGAATAATTTCCTGCATCGGATTGGCAGCCTGTTGAGCTTGAACCATTCTTTCCGTTGTTCCTGTAATCCCAGAAGGTGACGGCTGAAATGGTACTTGGAAGGTCTTAAGAACTGCAAGACCGTTGTCCTCCGCGGTTGCCGAGCCTAACGAAACCAGCGAAGCTTTCAGCTGACTCTGCGTTTGACTGGCTAAATCAGCAACCAGGGCCATTAGAGCACCCTTTGCACGTTGTTCATCTCCGGAATTGATATCACCAGTGAATGCCGCGGCTTGCTTCGCTGCGTCATTCTTCCCAGCTCCGCGCAAGGTAAAGTACTTTTCCATGTCCCCAGCATCGAGGGCCTTTACGCCGAATGTTTCTTTGATGAAATCGGCGGGCTTATCAAAATTAAAGGCCCCTTCCTTAACGCTCTGCGTCAAGAAGTTGGCCATCTGTCCGGAGTTTGCACCGGTGTTCTTAAAGTATCCAGAATACTCCCAAAAGGTATCGAAGAGATCCTGCTGACGATCGCCTACCTCTTTATAGGCATACATCATGCTGTCAGCAACGGAAGCATATGTTTCGCGGAAGGTATCAGCCGACTGAGATAGTGCACGGTTAATTTCTTCCGCACCGGCATCTGGCCGGATATATTGTATCTTTGACGAAGCACTCAAAAAGTTGCTGGCTTGCGATTTATCCCGGACCAGCGGAGCCAGATCAGCTAATTGTCTGGCCCCTCCCATTTGAGAAGGGATAATACCCTGGGCATTTAAATCTTTGACAGTCTGAAGACCTTGATCACGCGCAGCTGCAGGCAATAAGGCCGCACTGCGGGAAGCTTCGGAATAGTAATCCATGACATTCCCGAACAATGCATCCTTAATCCCGCCGCCAATGAGGATTGCCCCAGCCGTTGCCGCCAAGGTCGTTAACTTGCTTGAAATCCCATCAATCACCGGGCTCACTCCATCCTGAGCACGGAGATGAACCCGAGAGTCATCCATTCTGCGAATCTCATCATCGGCACCTGAGGCTGAGCGGCGCAACTCATCTGCTCCGGATCGAGCGCGCCGAAAGATATCATCAACATTCGCACGTCCTAAACGACGAGCCTCGTCCGATGCGTTGCCAATTCGGCCGCCCAGTTCATCCGCCTGCTGGCGGGAACGCCGGAGATTGGATACTAGATAGTCGCCCATCTGACCGGATGCGCGCCGGAATTCAAGTAAATCGTCGGTCGCCCCCTGGATTGTATTTCTCATGTTCCGGACTGCACCGGAAATAAGGTCCCGCGCTTCGAACGGGACCGTCACTTTTGTTGATGCTGCTATGGTTGTTCACCTCCATCCGCCTATTTCTTCTTAGCCAGACGTTTGGCTTCTTCTTCGGCGACCATGCTGGCCGCAAGACAGAAATAATACTGCCGCTGCTTATCCACCTCATACGGTAGGATCTCCGCCGGCAGCCGCTTCTGGTTTATCCAAAAGGACGCTACCCAGCTTGCTTCTCCGTCTTGCTTGATGAGTTTTTTGCTTCTTTCAGCAGCGCGTCCTTGTTTTCCTGAAATTTGGTTACGGCTTTGCTCAGCTCCGCGTAATCAGCAGGGTTGTCCAGGACGCGTGGCGGCAACTCATACTTACTGATGCAGCTATAAGCCAGCAGCAGGTCTTTGTTATTCCAATCAAAATCGTGCTCCGTTGCCTTGACGATCATCACATCGATCTCATTATAGGACTCCTTGGGATCTCCATTATCTTCATAGGCCAGCTCATAGGCCCGGCGCACCTCAATGGTAGTCAGGCGGCGTACTGACCATTCTTCTCCGTCCGCTGGCACCGTGATGGTATCATCGTTCCGACCTGTTTTGCCCTTGGAAAGATATTTTTCTAATTTATCACTCAT